CTTGTCCTAGTTGAAGCGTGTCTTGGAGTAGTTTAAGTATCGAGTCATTGTCTTGGTGGCGACAAGTGTAAAGATTAACTGTTAAAGATAAAGGTTTCTCCCAGTTTTCTTTTAGCTCCGTTCTCATCGACCAAATAGCCTTTTCCTGCCACACCCGACCATCTCTTTTGAGATACTTACCACCCCATTTATTAATCCCGTATAGATGATTGAGAGCTGGTGGTTTAGGAAATGTAAATTTCATTTAATAAAGTGTAACTCTGGTATTCCGTCTATAATGTCAACCCACCCGTTCTGCCAGTCTGTTTGCTTCATCCAAGGAGGGGTGAGCGAACACATACATCCACATTCTACGCCGATTAAGGTGCGGTCATAGACACGCTTATAAATGATGGCTAATCGGTGACAGTGTGATTGAACTATGTTTGTTCCATAAGTATCTAGTAACCCTCTAACCGTATTTCCTGCACCCTTACGAGCAAGGTTGAAGTGTCCTACCAAGAAACCCTGATCTTCGATATAGTTATCCACAAACTTCGCAGCTCCATCTTGGACATCGTGCCATTCAATATTTCTTTCTTTCAGTCTTAACCTTTCAGGAATAGAAAAACCAGACATACCAGATAAGGCTGGTGCATTTCCCCAGACAAGTTGCTTTAATCTGTGACAGTGGTTTCCCTCCAAAATATCTATTTTTCCACCATATACTTTTCTAAGTGTGTCCAAAAATAAATTCGCATAGGCCAATTCGTTTTCCCATCTCTCTCCAAATTCAGGAACGTGATTATAATGACTTAAATCTAAAGCGTCTAACAAATCTCCCGCAATAATTATCCTGTCTGGTTTTGTTGACCCTATGTGCTCCAACCACTTCTCAACTGCCTCATGATTAACACTTCCAAAATGGAAGTCAGACGCAACTGATGTGCGTAACATATTTTATTTAATTGTTAAATTAAGGGGACCCTGTCCTCGCCTCCTTAATCTAACCCACGTCTTGCCATCTCAGCCTCTATCTGCATGGCCAACACCTCTATCCTAACCCAGTATTCATCCAGTTCAGCGTCAGTCATATCTCTAATTGATTTCTCTGGTGGTACTTTCTCTCTCTGCTCAATGATAATGTCTATCTGTTCTTTTTCCATTTATTATAAAATCATCCTTTTAATAATCTCCTCTACCACATTACTTACCACTCCATTACCACACATCTTGTATCTTTGGGTGTCTGAGATATTTGGTTCTTTTGTCCACCTATCAGGCCAGCCCATAAGGCGCTCTGCCTCTAAGGGAGTTAGTCTGCGGATTTTCAATTCTTCTCCAATGCCCAATAAGGCGTCTTTATTCAAAGCGCCTGTAACAGCCCCACTGATATTTTCCCTAGCCGGTATCAAATTTCTGTGTCCTTTATTGAATGGGGTGTAGTCTTTACCGAGTTCTGACTTTGCTTTTCTCCTAGCTTCTTTACCTAATTCATTCCTTGACCATCTCATAGCTACCCCCGTTCTCGCTTGATGATTGTCTATTCCTTTCCAATAATTCGCATCTATGGCATTGCTGGTGGTTCTTGGTTTAATCTGTCCTCTGTCTACGGCTACCCCAATCTTCGGTTCGTGTCCGCCACCTCCGCTTGTCGGAACTGTCGGGCTTAATCCGTCTGTTGAATAGAATCTGTCAGTTTGTCCAGATTTAGTCGAGAGTTCTTGAGGAGCCTTTCCGTTATTTGTGGTGATAGGAAATACTTTTGGTCTACTTCTTCCTCTAAGATGTCCGACAACGAACACCCTTTCACGATTTTGGGGGACTCCGAAGTCTTTGGCGTTGAGAACTTGCCACTCAACATCATACCCAGCTTCGGAGAACTCAATTTGCACTCTACCAAAGTCCCATCCTCTTGAGCTTGATAAAGCTCCTTTAACATTCTCCCAAATAAAATTACGAGGTTGCTTTTCCTTAAGACACCTGACGAACTCAAAGAATAATCCACTCCGTTCACCAGAGAGTCCTTTTTGTTTTCCAGCCACACTGAGGTCTTGGCAAGGGCTTCCTCCGACAAGCAAATCAAAGTCGGGTACATCTTGCCAGTTAATCTTGGTAATGTCTCCATAATTTGTCCTTTCTGGGTAGTGGTATTGATAAACTTGGATGGCATACTTGTCAATTTCGGAATAACCAACACAAGTGGCGTCTGTCCTCCGCCCAACCCCATTGCTGAGTTCAGACACGGACTTATTCCATCTGTTCTTGGTGTCTGGTGTGCTTGTAACCCCCCCGAAATTATTATTTGTTTCATAAGCTTTTTCTATTCCGATACTAAATCCTCCAACTCCAGCAAATGCGTCAAAGTATTTCATTATCTTTCAAAATACTTAGCATATTTACGCCCCCATTCGGCACATTCCTCCTTGGTTTTCTTAACTGAGCCTATCCAGTAGTCGGAATAGTAGAATGGGTAGAACAAGGCGGTGCTGGTATCAGGTTTATTGTTAACAAAATCCCAATACCAAAATTTGCTTCCCTCCTCTGGCATTTTCCCTCTCTGTGCCATACTCTCACGCCTCATCTTTTCGGCTTGGGCTTCTTCCTTGGTGCTGAAGATACCACATTCTTTTCTATGAGTATCTTCAATATGACTGCTCCATCTATTGGCATTTATATAACCACTACTCGTCACATACCAATACATATCCCCGTTTCTTGGCCACTCCTTGGATTCCTTAGCCTCCATCTCCTTTAGCTTTTTTTGTAACTCCTCTATTTTGGTTTTTAGTTCTTGAATGGTCATATGTGGTTATGGCAGATTCCTCCTTCCACACCTTGGACAAAAAGTATCCATACCAAGGACATAGATGTTACCTCCGGGAGGGTGTCCGAACAGAAAACATATTATTTTGCCAAGCATTTTAACCCTGTTCATTTTTTATTTCCTTTCTGCGGATTAAACTTTAATAGCCATTCTTCTATATCGTGATTAGTTACTAATTTATTGTTTGGTTTCTCGTTTATCCATTGTCGCAGGAAACCAATATTATTCTTTATTTTCTGTATTTCTTCCCCCCTCACCTCCTCTAGTTTAGACTCAAACCAAGACCAGACATCTTCCGCATATAAATTTATTTCTTGCCAATTACCCTGAAACTCTTTAACACTTCTGCCACAGTCATCTTGACAAAATTTCTCCTCAAATTCTTGGCGGAGTTCTGTGTTGGTCATTTTTCTTCTTTTAGGTTGGTAATTTTATCCCCCTTAATAGCCATTTCCCTAACTGTCGTTTCTTCAAACCCAAACGGAATTTTTTCAGTTAAACCTAATTTGCCACACCCTCCACAGTCGCAAATCAATCTTTGAAATTCGGTGAATGGACACTTCTCGACATCACACCCATCGTGATGCCACTGCCCTGGTAACACCCCGCAATCATGACAGAGGCCATTTTCATCTGAATATGGAAAACGATATTTTAGTTTCATTCGTCTTGTTTAATTTTTAATAATCTCAACGCCTCGGTGGATTGGGAGATGGCTTGGTTAAATCCAAAGGCACAATCATCTCCCGGACAACAACTTTCATCACCCAACATATCCCATCCGTCTCCTTCACTTACTTTCTTTGGTAGTGCTGCTACACACTCCTCTATGACCTCTTGGCGGTGAGTGTCAAGAATATTTTTAATGAGTTCGTCTCTTGTCATTTTCTATTTTTAATTCTTAAATACCTTTTATGTTTTTCTTTTTTAATCTTGCAGTCCTCGCAGACTAGAGATTTACACCTTGGGTACAACTCCCCACATTCGGCACATTTTTCTAGTTTTCGTATTTGTATCATTTATTTATCTAACTCTTCTTGGTCTCTGAATATTTCATCAACTAACCCTTTGGCAAATACACCAAATAATATAAGCACGAAAGTGATGACTATAAATGTTTCTATCATAGATATTTTCTATAACTTCCGTTGTTGTAAACCTCCCAAGGGGTGAATCCTGAGCGGTGCATGATTTTAATGGCGCAGTTTGTGTTGTCCTTCCAGTCGTACTTGTCCCCAACACAATCGTAGTTGTACCAAGTTCCTGCAATTATCTGGTATATACCCCTAGCCGTACTTTTGCGGTTAGTAGCTCTTTCTTTCAGGTTCGACTCAGCCTTAGCAATAGCCAACATTGTTTTCCCCTCTTTTTCGGTAATGTCACCTGCTATCACTCGGCACTCAAGATACTCTGCGACACCCTTCTCGCAAGGGATAAAGACCTCATAAGCTCTGACTTCGGGGGTGGGATTGAATATTGGGCTAACCAACTTTGTAGAGCGGTTCATCCAAGCGATGAACATTAGGGTTGCCAACAGTATCAGGAATAAGTAGCCAAGTAGGTCGAGATAGTGGTCGCCATTCCAGTATCTCTTATCTCTTTTTGTGTATTTTCTCATTTTAGTTTTTAACTTTTAATGGATAGGCCGAGAGAGTGTTTAATCCAGCATGCCTGGAGGGGCAGTTACCAGTCACCCTCCCAGCCTAACTTGTCCGGGAGCTAGTTAGGAGCTCCCAGGCAATTGTGTAAAATGTTAAAAAGTTATTTGTTCAAAGTTGTTTGCAGGTTTAAGTGCGTCTGAGACAGAGTCTTTGAGGTTTTGTACTTCGCGAAGGTCATTTCTAAACTCCACTAATAGATTCTCAAAATCATAAAGTTTATTCACAAACTCATTCTTTAATTCAAATAGAAGTTGGTCTGCCTCTACGTCATTCATCTCATCAGAGTAAACGGAGTTCATCCCGGCAGTTAAGATATCGAATATTTGGTCTCCTTTAATGTCGTAAGTTGATTTCATGTCTTAAGTATACCACACAATAAGGTATATGTCAAGCATCAAGTTTGGGTTTATAACCAACTGCCCTATCAATTAAATCTCTAATAACTCTTGACTGAGATGTTTCCTGGAATTTTGCCAATTTTTTAAGAGCGTCTAGGTGGCGGTCAAGTAAATAGATGGTTTTTGTTTTTTGAATCGCGGTGTACTTCATATTGTTTTTATTCCGTTTCTTTTGCTAATTCTTTAATATCTTCCATGAAAGCTTCTTTTTCCCTAAGTTTAGCTACTAAATACTCGATATACTTATCCATCTTTTCTTCGTAGTATTGTTCACAGGTCAAGTCTGACTCGTCTGCGACCCAGTGTTGTCTAATTAAGAATCTAACTTTTTGTGATTTGGTCATTCTCTTTCCTCACTTAATAATCTCAATGCCACGGTGGATTGAATTGGTAGTTCTATATCACTCTCCACTTCATTTCCCCAAACATCCCAACCATCTGTTTTTTCTCTGGCAAATAACTCTATTCCACAACCACCAACATCTTCAATCATTTTCCTGAAAAAATTAGGTTTTTCACTGTGCTTTAATCTCTTGTGCTCAAACCAGGTTGTGTCTATTCGCTTGTTAGCTTTTTTGACACCCCTCCTAGCAAAAAGTAAATGTTCAGTTGTCTGCACAAAAGTTCCACCAATTCCGATACCGTGTCTTGGTTTACACCAAGTTATCAAGCATGAGGGACTGAACCCCCACTCTTTTGCTATTTCATATGCTTGCGGAATATATTTGTTTATTACCCAAAGAAAAAGATAGGCGTTTTTTTCTGTTATGTTTTTAACAGGAAGTTCTTTAATATCTTTTATGGTCATTGTTGGATATGGAAGTGGATTGCTTGGACCATTACTGTTCCAGTCTGGTCCTCTTTTTACATTCCAGGGCGGGTCGGCATAGATTATTTGATATTTTTTCACTTACTTTCCTTTAGTTTTAATAACGCCTCGGTGGATTGGGCTTTATGTTCATTCCATCCATCTCCAAAGGTATCAGTTCTTGGCGAGTATTCTCTAAAGTTTTCGACCTCTTTAATGGCCTTTATACACTCCTCTATGGTCTGTTGGCGTTGGGTAGTAAGTTCAGATTCTATAAACTTCATCACTGGTTTTTTAATCCATTCAGAATCCCAAAGTTCTGAATATTTAAACTCTTTCTTAAATCTTTCCTCCCACCCATCAGTTTGTTTAGTCATATCAAAAATCTGGTTCTTCTTGTTGTTCTTCTTTGTCGTAATAAGGAGTCTCTGGAACGTCATCTCCGGGTTCCGTAATCCACTTTATATATGGGCATCCGACAGCTTTTTTTGCCACCCTATCCCAATTATTAGTAGAACATTTAATGACATTTTTACCTCCAGCAAGTCCTCTAATGAGTGGTTTCCCACATTTAGGACAAGAACCCAACTCATTATCATAATTTTTCATTACGACATTCATTCTACCCACTTTAATCATTTCCTCTTTGGATGGTTTTTTGTTTCCAGAGTAGCCTGCGTTATCGAGACAGCGACCCACAGACGATTCTTCACAATTTTCAGTCCAACTACTGTAATTTATTGACTCATACTGTTTTCCTGATTGACTGACTGAAAGTTCTCTGTCTCTTACTTCCAAGGCGTATCCAGTTCCCCTTGGGCAATTGTTTTTTTGATCTTCTGCGGTCATATAGCACTTGGCTTGAAACACAGCATGGTCTATTACCGAGTCTATATTCAAAAGTTTTACTTCAATACGCCCATCTGGGTAATCTTTGTAAAACCTTTCTTTCCTAGATTTAACTGTTTCGTAATCCTCAAGATTAAAGTTTGACATATATTTTAGATGTTTGGGGGAGACAGGTAGAAGTTCAAGATGTTTGGGATTTTTTAGAGCGTATTGGCTCGGCCCGTTTGTTATCTTTATTCCTTTTCATCTCCCCCTTATTAACGATCTAAGGAGTAGTATACCACAAAATAAGGTAGTTGTCAAGTGACTGTAAATGCTGTTACATGGGGATATATTTGACAGGTATAGTTTGATATAGTATACTCCGCCATATTAGTACGCTTTAGGTTTTACAGAGGACAGTAACAGTTTAACCTGAAGTAGACTCGCTAGTCGAGCCAACTACCTAATTTGTACTAATAAAGATATTTTCGATTTCTTTGAAAGGATCGGGTTTCGCCGATAATTTTAGAACTTTAGCTCTTAACTCAATAGTTTTCATTTTTGCCGGGTTTCCTTTTCTTTTTGCTTCCAACCATTCAATTCTAAGTTTCTGTAGTTCTTCTTCTATATTCATGGAATAAACATATGGTATTCAGTGTATAGCATATTCCCTGATAAAGGCTGTGTTGTCCCCCCTACCCCCCAAGGGGAACTAAGAGTGTCTGTGAAACCGAACAGCGTTAATGTTCTTCCCTGTTACGGTACACCATCCAGCCACATCTTTGCTGCTATGATCGTGTTTTACACATTCCCTGCCGATGCTTTGAAGTAACGGCTCTCATGAGTGTGTTGCAAGATTCATCATTTTATACTGGCTAATCTTGACTTGTGTTGTCCACCAGTTCAAATTTTAATACTAAAAACCTCTTTGGAAGCGGTGTTGATGCTGTTAGCGACAACAACACCTCCAAAGAGGCTAACTAACATCAAACGCTTCCTAATTTATTTATTAGTGATTCGTAATTTACCACAATCAAAAACACTTGTCAAATTATTGTGTTAAAATATCAATAATGCTGTCCATATCTCGCAACTTTGCGGGTGATATTATCGAATGTTTTGAAAGAGGAAATAAAATTCTTATAATCGGCAATGGAGGATCAGCGGCTGAGGCGCAACATTTTGCTGGAGAATTAGTTGGACACTTTGTTGTCAAAAGAAAAGCCCTTCCAGCAATTTCGCTAACGACTGACACGAGCATTATTACTGCGATTGGGAATGATGATGATTTCAAATATGTATTTTCTAGGCAACTTGAGGCTCTTGGATCAGCTGGTGATATTCTTTTTATACTTTCTACATCTGGTAAGTCAAAAAACTGTATCGAGGCAGAAAAAACCGCCAGTATTATGAATATTAAAGTGAGGATGTTTCCAATTAAAAACGGAAAACAAACTACGGCATACGTTCAGGAAAAACATTTGAGAATTATTCACGAGATATGCACAATTGTTGATAACTTTTATGAAGATAGCCTGTGATTGGGACGGCACCATAGTACACCGAACGGGAATACCTACTAATTCTAACCCCTGGTCTGACAAACCCAAAAAGGGGGCAATTGAAACACTAAGATTGTTAGATGATTTTTATATCCTAACCAATCGCCCAAAAGAAGACTGGCCAATGATGAAAAAATGGCTAAGGGAAAACGGATACTCAAAAGAAGTATTAATTACAAACGTTAAGCAACCGAACACAACTGTTTATCTTGATGATAGGGCAATTAGGTTTACATCATGGAACGACTTTAGAAAATTATATATATGAAAATTAGAGCATCGGCCCCTTGTCGAATCTCACTATTTGGTGGGGGAACGGATATTCCAACATATAAAAATGGTGGAGCAATATTAAGTATGGCGATAAACTTACGTCAAGAGATAACAATAAAAACAGATGAGTATCAAACGCATAAATATCCCACTGGTGGTAAACAATCATTTTACGAGGCATTTTGGAAAAACATTGGCTATACTCCAGCGTCATTTATTCAAAAGTTTGATGGAGAAATAACTGGAGGTATTGGTAGCTCGGCAAGTACCGCCGTTGCCATTGTGGGGGCATTGTGGAGTCTTGCTGGCCGTAAGTTAAACCGAACCAATATTGCCGAAAGTGCGTGGAATATAGAGGTAAACGAATTAGGTATGTTTGGGGGAAAACAGGATCAATATGCGGCCGCTTATGGCGGTGTGAACATAATGTATTTTAATGGCGAAGTTAAAGTTATTCCACTTTATCGGGAATTAGTTGAACGGGTAGCAGATTCTATTCTTTTGTTTCACACTGGAGAAAACAGAAAATCAAAGAATATTCAAGACGGGTTTAAAGAGCCAAGTCTACAACAAATAAAAATCCTGGACAAAATGAAAGAATTAGTGCCACAGGGATGTGATGCTATGTATAATGGTAAAATAAAACGTCTTGGACAATTGATAGACAAAACATGGCAATTGAAGAAAAAGTCAAATTCCGGAGTCAGTAACGAGAAGATAGATAAATTGTTTATTAAAGCAAAAAGGCTTGGTGCCTATGGTGGTAAACTCCTTGGTGCTGGCGGTGGTGGATATTGTATCTTTGTTGTTCCTATCTCAAAACAAAAACAGTTCAAAAATAAAATAGGCATCAAATGGGTTGATTATTCTATCGATTGGCAAGGTTTAGATGTAAGGCAATGTTAGGATTAATCCTTTGTGCTGGTAGAGGAACGCGCCTTGCTAACGAACTGGTGGAAATGCCTAAGTGTATGGTGGATGTTGGGGGAAAACCCATACTTGAATATATTGCTAATTATTTAGAGAAACAAGGTATACAGCGTATAGTGATAAACCTGCACTCTTGGCCAAGTAAAGTAATGGAGTATTTTGGTCAGCGGTTTTTGTATCTTTATGAACCGATACCTATGGGAGAATATCATACAGTTAATTTATTAAGAGGTTGGTTCCCGAGTGAAGAAATAATGGTGGTTAATGGGGACACTCTGATTACCAAGAAAGAAACAGGAGTTAAACATTGTGGAATTACAGTTTATAGAAAAGATGGAAGTGCGGAAAGGTTGTTAGACAATGAATTTATTGATGTCGGCACACAAAAAGGATTAGAAGAGGCTCGTGAATATGTTAAACACTAAGAAAAAGAATTTAATTATTTGTCCCACCTGCGAATCTAAGGGAATCCGGTCTATTTTAGGAGAACTGGGAACGGCAGGTGATTTTTTAGTGCAACGCTTTCATCAAGGATTTACAGTAATTAAAAGTCCAAATATCGCTATTATTTGTGGTGGTTGTGGCGGAACCGCCTATGTTAAAAATGAAGCAAACGTACCTTTTGAGAGGGGGAGGCTTTATATCCAACAAGCTGAAATCTCTTTCTCAGGCTCTTTATCTGCCTAGGGATTGGCAGGAAGTACCGAAAGCAGATCATATTGTTTATTGTGCCAGTTATGGCAATTATTACAGTCAGACTGACTTGTCAGAAACATATAAGGCAAATGTATCTGAGCCATTAAGGTTATTACCTTACTCCAACAAATCTTTCACTTATATTTCCACATCCTCTGTGTTGCTACCAACACAAACCCCATATTCAACAGCCAAAAAAATAATGGAGGAAACATTAACGTTTTTGGAAATGCCTTGGATTATAGTTAGGCCATCAAGTGTCACCGGAGTTGGAGAACAAGAACAACACTTAATTCCTAAACTGATTAAATCATGTCTTGATGGAGTTGAAATGCCATTTGTGGGAGAACCAACACATGATTATATTGACGTTGAAGATTTTGTTAAGGGCGTTATGTATCTAACAGAAAACATAAACAAATACCGCAATCAGACATTTCAAATTAGTTCGGGTATTTCATATTCAAATGAGGACGTCAAAAATATGGTTGAGTCGATAACAGGTAAAGAGGCCAATATCAAAAGGGTAGAAAATATGAGAAAATATGATACAGAGAAATGGATAGTAAAACCGACTCTCGAGTTTTCACAAAGACCCTTATATCTCTCAATTAGCGAAATGGTAAATGAATACACTCGAAAAAAGAATTATTGATATAAGTTATAAGAACAAACTTTCTCACATTGGCAGTTGTTTGGGGCTGGTTAATATCCTCGATAAAATATATTCGGTTAAACATAAGGATGATAAAGTTGTTATCAGTAATGGCCATGCTCATTTGGCACATTTAGTTGTTAGAGAGAAATACGAAAAAATAGACGCAGAAGAGTGCATAAAATCTGGTATCCACTGTGATAGAGAATCTGGATGTGATGTCTCGACTGGCAGTTTGGGGCAAGGGTTGCCAATCGCTGTCGGAATGGCTTTGGCTGATCGTACCCGCAATATCTTTTGTACAATTAGCGATGGAGAATGTGCCGAGGGAAGTGTTTGGGAAGCGTTGACGATGGCGACTAAATTAAAACTTCAAAATCTTCATGTCTATGTAATTGCCAATGGTTACTCAGCTTATGACGACGTTGATCTTTCTTGGTTAGAAAAAAGATTGAACGCATTTTATCCAATCGATATGTTTGTCAGGGTTGATACAGATTTGCCTTTTGCTAAGGGATTAGCGCCACATTACAAAGTTATGAAAGAGGATGAATATAAAAGCATTATCTGAGTCCGAAAGGTATGAAAGCATGAGGGGTTATTTTGCTTTTTATCTTCACGAAGAAATGAGAAATAATAAAGATATTTATCTCTTAACTGGTGATCTTGGTTGGGGTATGTTGGATAAGATTAAACGGGATTTCCCAGATAGATTTATAAACTGTGGGGCTGGAGAACAAAATATGATGGGAATGGCTGTCGGGTTAGCATTAAGCGGTAAGATACCGATTGTCTATTCAATTACCCCGTTTCTTCTATATCGGCCATTTGAAACAATAAGAAACTACATAGACCACGAAAGAATCCCTGTTATTTTGGTTGGCGGTGGTCGGGATTTTGATTACGAACATGATGGGTTTTCTCATTGGTCTACAGAAGATAAGCAAGTAATGGATTTATTTCCCAGTATCTTCTCAACATGGCCTCAAAGCAAAGATGAAATTAAGGAATTATTAAATAAAACAATAAATGAAAGACAAGCAACTTACATTAATCTCACCCGTTAATCTCAAATCCAGTGTAGAAAAGAAAGGCAAAACCGTTACTCAAATTATTACGATGAAGGGTGGATATAAGAAGACATTTAGGAACATCAAAACCGAAACGATTGAACAGGGAGAGTTTACCCATTTCGATACAATGGACGGCAGAACCATATTAGTAAACACGAAAAATGTCCTATTTGTGGAGGTGTTTGGCGAGTAGTCCCCCACTCTCCCCCACCGATAGACCCCCATATTTCGTGCCTAGAATAGGGCTTAAAACGGGGTAGGGGAGTGCTAAACGAATAAAACCCGAAAGAATATGAAAATAGAAATGATTCTCAAGGACTTGAATATAAAGACTCTAGTTAGTGGGGATAAATCTGCAAGAGTCGTCTTAGAAACAACTGATCCGGAAGATGTCAATGAATTAGCTAAGTTATCTGGAGAAACATTTGTTAGGGTAACTTTTGACAAAGTAGAAGAATAAGGTTAAGATATAGTTGTCGATAATATAGCGACCATCGTGTAAAAGAAGGCACTGAAATACGTGTCTTTTTTAATACAATGAATGATAAAGAAATTAACAGCGAAGAAAAGAAAACGGGGGGTATTAAATCCCGTCAGCAACTTTATGCTATGTTCTCGCCACACGCCGAACTGGCTGTGGAAACTCTTGTTAAAGCTTGTACAAATGGAAATCCGGCGGTTAGAGTTGGGGCGGCCAAGACAATCTTGGCTAAATTAGTACCAGATTTAAAATCAACTGAAATAACTGGAGCAGATGGACAACAATTCACAATCAACCTTATCAGAGATTACGTTACCAAGGTTGGAGGGGATGTTCTCCCATCAGGAACAAACTCTCAAGGATCAGAGCCGATTCAGGGTTCTGATATGGCACAGACGAGCGAGAAAGACATCGACATTATTGGAGAAGATGGCAATAGAGTGCCATAATCCGTACATTAAAAACAAAGTATATTGGATAGTATTTCCGACCAAGGCACAAGCTAAGGAAGCTATATGGAAAGACCCATCAATGCTGTTTAGGGCGTTTCCAAGGGAAATGATCGATAGGCAGAATGAGGTGGAAATGACGCTATATCTTAAAAGCGGATCAATTCTCATTCTCAAAGGAGCAGACGACCCTGAGAGTTTAAGAGGTGCAGGTCCTTATGGAATCGGGTTTGATGAGTTTGATGATATGAAACCAGAAGCGTGGGGAATTACAGAACCGATTATCCGTGCTAATGGAGGATGGGCGTGGTTTCTAGGAACGCCCAAAGGTAAATCTAATTTGTGGAATTTACATCAGCGATCGCTAAGTGGTGATCCTGAATGGAGTAGTTATCTTCTCAAGGCTTCTACATCAAAAGTTATTGCAGAACACGAATTACAGGCATTAAGACGCTCCCTGAATCAGGCACTTTATAATCAAGAACTAGAATGCGAGTTTCTTGAAGGCGAAGCAAGCGTTTTTAGGGGAGTGCGAGAGATAATGACTGCAACACCAGAGGAACCACAAGACGGTCATCATTACGTTATTGGATGTGATCTGGCTAAAGTCCGTGATTATACAGTCATGGCCGTATATGATAGACAAACAAATAAGCAGGTATATCAGTCGAGATTTAACACAATTGAGTGGCCATATCAAAAGCAAAAGATTAGGGCAATTGCTGAACATTATAATCACGCCTTGGTGATTATTGATGCAACCGGAGTCGGTGACCCAGTTGCCGATGATTTACTAAGATCGGGAGTGGCTGTTGAGCCATTCAAGTTCACCCAAGAGTCTAAAAAAGACATTGTGGAAAAGTTAAGTATTTGGATTGAACAGAAAAAGATTGAGATGCTTCCAATAGACGAAACAGCATTCGAGTTTGATAATTTTGCTTATGAAATGTTACCGGGAGGCAAGTTAAGATACTCGGCTCCAGATGGTTATAACGACGATATTGTGACGGCACACGCCCTCGCCGTATCCTCGTTGCAACCAGTTTATAAAGCTAGTGTTTTGCAACCTAGTCCAGTAAGACAAGAATATGCAAGAGCAGTCAGAAGTCTCCAAAGAGACGATAACGAATACCAAGGAATTTAGTGTCGATGAGCTTAACAAAGCCTTATTCGACTTTGAAGACCTAATGGAAAGATGTTTAACCCCATTCTATGTGATGGGGGATTCTGGTATGGGAATCAAAGAAGGGTTTTTACTCCGAGGTGATAAGGTCGAGGTTGGTGTTAAGGCAAGCGAACTAACCGACATGGTGTTATCCACAATCGAAACATATAAGGGGGTAAAGCTGGACAAAGAACAGAAGAAATGGACATATTATGTTGACGAGGTTCCGGTCGAAGTAACTATTATTCATCGAGACTACAACTTCTTCAAACATCCTGAATCTAAATTCTACTGGGGCGGAAACTACCTTCTTCCCAATCCTTATGATAAGTATTACAAATCAAGGTTCATAATCAAATGAGCGAAATATTACTATCTATTATCTGTATTTTAATTCTTGTTTATCATGCCTATTATGTGCGTGAATCTAACAAGGAAAAGAAACAACTTGTTGACGCTGTAATCGCCAAGAACTCAAGCGAGCTTCGAGACCTGAGAGTGGCTGAGAATACGAAGATTAAAATAGAGCCAACACAACCCGACTTAATCCCGACTGAAATGTTAGATGATGAAACTTTATTAAAGGCAGAAAACAACTATGAGTGATTTTGGAACAAGCAGGCGATTAAGTGCAGAAATGCCCCACATGGTAGACGAGATGATTACGGCGGCTAAGAGTACCAGAAGGGGATTTGAAAGGCGTTGGTATGATAACAATTTCTTCGATGATGGATATCACTTCCGCTATCTATCAAGACAAACAAATAAGATAGTAGACCTATCAGAAAGAGCCAATCTCTACTATCCGATGAGAGCTATCCCGAAGGCAAGTAAACAGATTCGTGGTGTTGCCAACCTATTAACCTCCGCAAAATACATTCCAGTGGCATATCCCGAACGGGTTGAAAAAGCCAATTACACTCCAGAGGAATATGAGATAGCTAAACGGTTAGCGAAAGATATAGCACTAAAAACAGGGCATTGGTTGTTAGAGGAATGGAAGAAACAGGAGATAATCGAGAAGCTAACTTACATGATTATTCTTGCCTGTAAACACAACGTTTCATATTTGAAGATATGGCCGGATGCAGATAAGGAATCCTTAAATAGTTCGGTTCGTGATGCGTTTGATGTCTATGTTCTTGGGTACTTGAACGAGATATATGATTCGCCATTCATCATCGAAACACAAACCAGATTACTTAACGATGTCCTCAATGATGAGACATTCCCTGAAGAGTTGAGAAGTAAGGTCGTGGCTGATAACAGACAATCTTCCTCAGATATTAAAGACGCATACCAGAGAGCAAGGTTCGGAATGAAAACAGGAACAGAGTCCTCATTAACTGTTGTCCAAAGGGAAGCTTTTATCAAGGAAAGGTTAAATAAAGACAATCGAGATAGAATTAGATTACAAGAGGATGCAGACAAGATTTTGAAGGGAAAGAAAGATGGAGACATCGTTATTCGCCAGAACTTCTCGGCTGGAGGCATTTCACTACTAGATAGATATATAACCCTTAAAGAATATCCATTTGTAGACCTCAGACTGGAACCAGGGCCAATTTATCAAACATCTCTTATCGAGAGGTTTATTCCTCAAAACAAGTCTTTAGACATGGTAGTTTCTAGGGTTGAAAGGTATACAAACACGATGGCTGTTGGGGCTTGGATTAAACGGTCTGGAGAACAGATTGAGTTTAATAACCAGGCTGGTGGACAAGTAATAGAATACGCACAAAATCCTCCAGTACAAGCACAAATTGCGCCATTACCATCGTTTATCTTTAACTTCATTTCTTTGCTTGGATCGTTTATTGAAGAACAGGGAGTTAGTTTAACAACTGTCGGTAAGTTGCCAGCGGGCGTTAAGGGATATCAGGCGATTGAGTCGTTAAAAGAAACTGAATACGCAAACCTAGTTATAGCTTCGGATAGGCTGAAGCAGTGTATCAAACGTATAAGCAAGAGGATGCTTGAGTACGCCGATGAATACTTTGTACAACCACAAGAAGTTACGTATTTGGAAAAGGGAGAACCGACATATTTTGACATTATCGGTGCGTCAGCACTGAAAGAGAGAAGAAAATTAAAAATAGAAACACCTAATAGTGTTATCCCAATTGATGCTTCGTGTCAGATTGATATTCAGGTTGAGTCTGGTCTTGGATACACCAAGGAAGGACAAAAACAAACAGCAAAAGAGTTGGCGGATTGGCTACTCCAATTGGCTCAGGCGGGATATGTACCACAAGAAGCGGTTAAGGTATTTATTGAGAAAATACTGGAAACATACCAATTCGGCCCACTCAAAGAGTTTATGGAAGCGATGGACATATCAGAACCAATCGGCGGATTATCACCTAAACAGATAGACGCCATGAAACTGGCAATGGCTGAGGTAATGAAAGACCTGTCAGGAAGTGAAATATTACCCAACCAACAACAAAGGATAGATGAAAATAAACTAGGAATGGCAGAAGCTATTAAGGATACGGGGATGATGGATAAACTCAGTCAACCACAAGTAGCAAAAGCCCCGAGTGAGTCAATCTCCTTCAAGGATATGCCTGCCGAGGGTCAGATACAGATGGCTGCACAAGCTGGTATTCAGTTATCTCCAGAGTCCATAGCCCAGCAAAAAGTAGAAGATGCCGCTAGAACTATTATTAGAGACGAAGGTCAACAAGTAGGAGGTAAAAATGCCACTGCAAAAGGGAAAATCTAAAGAAACAGTTAGCAAAAACATTTCTGAGCTGGTGAGGGCTGGTAGACCACAGAAACAAGCTGTCGCCATAGCTCTCGATCTAGCCAGAAAATCAAAGAAAAAATAATGGATAAAACAAAAACAGAGGTAGCCTTTCTTGAATATTCTTTCTTATTTAATCCAAGGGAGATAGGTTGGCCAACAATTCAAGATTTTGAAAGAGATTTGGCTGATTATTTTATGGCTAATGGAGTCGAGGCAAAAGTATTGAAGACTATCGAGGGCCAATTTGGAAGAAGAATCCTCTTGCTTGAGAAAATAGAAATTGAAGAACCTAAGTTAGTCACAAAGTTAGATCCAGCAAGTAAACAGTTGGACAAATTAAATAAAACATTCGGAAAATGAGAACTGAACCACCATATCAAGCATTACAAGACGCTAACAGATTTCCCACAAACACCGCAGTATCGGGAACAGCAGGTACGTCTGACACAACAGGAACTGCTGAAGTGATTAGACTGAGTGCTGATCCGTCAACTGGTGCTCAATATGTGTATAACCTAGGCCCTGCGGGATCGGTTACATTGGGGAATACTCCAGGTGGAACTATAGACAGAATCGGGTCTATAGATACAATCGGTACAATGCCTAGTATTTCCGTAACGGCTAACCCTGAGTCTGGAACACTAAACACATTAGGAACTGTAGGAACAATACTTGGCGTTGGGGGAACAACAATTACGTCAGTTGTAGGGGGAACAATTCAATCGGTTGGAGGTACTGTTTCAATATCTAATGCGGGTACAAATCCAATCCCGGTTTCTCCTCCACCCAGCGGATATTTAACAGTCCGTCCTGATGATGGTACGGTTGGTTTTGTGGGAACAGTCGGAAGTATAAATACTATTGGCACACTTCCTAGCCATGCGGTTACCTTAACGAGTACAACCATATCAGCGGGAACGATTAATACAATTGTCGCCGGAACACAAAATACATTGGGAACGGTTGGAACGGTATTAGGACTGGGAGGAACTTCCAAAGTAATCGTGGTTGACGCCACTGGTGCAGACCTCGACATGATGAAACAGGGAGATAACTTTGCGGTCGGAGCAGATCATGGAATATCAATCTTGGGTTTGTCAGACGGGACACCTCAAACTTATGCGTTCATGAGGGTTGAGGGTGTACAAGATGACGGCGAGTTAGGCCCGACTACGGGAGTATTATCTGTAGAAAGTTATGCTATGGTGCTTAATTCTGGAACCCGTTGGGATAGGGCTAGGGGAGATGGCACTAATGGAGCGTATGTGCAAGTAAGATTGGGGACGTTGCAGAATAGTGGAACAACAACGGGAGTCGGGACTATTACCAATCTGGGAAGTGTAACTAATATTGGAACACTAAAGGGTGTAGATTTAGTTGCACGCACAGGGAATATCGGTACGATTGAAACAGGAACGATTAGTACGATAGTTGCTGGAACTTTAAACACACTTGGAACAGTTGGTGTCGTCAATAATCTTGTTGGAGGAACATTAGCTTTAGTCTCATCGGTTGCTGAATTGGTCAAAGGTACGATAACAAATGTAGGCACTTTGGTTGGTGCTGGCGTAGTGACAACTGTAAGTAACCTCACTAACGGTTCAATCAATATTCTTAGTGGAACATTACAAAATTCTGGGTCTACAACTGGAGTCGGCACCGTAACAAATCTAGGGTCTGTAACAAACATCGGAACATTAAAAGGAGTTGATTTGGTTACAAGAATAGGCAACATAGGAACAATTGAGTCTGGAACCGTTACCACAACATTAGTTCTAAATACAGGAACAATAACAACTATCGCGGCCGGTACTCAGAATACGCTTGGTACCGTGGGTGTAGTTAATAACATAGTTACAGGAACACTAGCCAATAGTGGCACAACAACTGGTGTTGGAACCATCACCAACCTAGGTTCTGTAACAAACATCGGCTCCATTGCGGCTGGCGTTCTCACGTCCATGACCACATTATCCAATTTAACAAATGGGTCGATCAATATTTTAACCGGCACGCTCCAATCAGCTGGAACCACGACAGGTGTCGGAGTAGTATCGAACCTCACCAATGGATCAATAAATATATTGTCTGGCACGCTACAGAACTCTGGAACAACGACCGGTGTCGGAGTAGTAAGTAATCTTACAAATGGATCAGTCAATTTATTGACAGGAACAGTAACTTCCGTAACTAATCTGGCGGGTGGGACAATTAAGCTCAATCCTGTTCCTGTACCAACAATGTTGACATTTGGAACACTAGGCACAGCGGGCGGCTCGTTCTTTGCTACTATATCTGCGGCGTCTGGAGCAGGAACAATACATTATATTTCTGGAGTAGATATCGTCATGCAGTCGGGAACGGCGGACGTGCGTGTTTTGGCAGGGACAGCTATACAGGGAACTGGTGTTTTGGCCGCTGGTCAATTTCCGGCTGGTGGTGGTATTTCTAAGAGAATAACGCCAGCATTCGCTACAGGAACGAACTCTGAAATTACCTATCATTTTGTTGGTGCTGGAACGGCTTTTATCACCGTCAATTATTGGAAGGGTACATAACAGTACTTAATGGCCGCACAAGAACTATACACAACATCCCTATTTTCTGATGCCAATCTAAAGGCATATTATCGTCTGGAGAGTAGTTCTGTAGACTCTAAGGGTACATACAATGGTTCAGACACAACGATAAGTTACACTACCGGAAAGTTCGGTAATGGTGCAGTGTTTGGAGCTAGCAGTAACATTGTCACAACCTTAGCAGGTACTAACTTTACAACGGCGATAACGATGTCCCTCTGGGTAAATGGAAACTCAACTTCGACAGAGGATTATGCTTCGTTGGTTGCCGCCAGATCAAGTGGAAATCTGTTGGCTATTGCTATGGGTGGTGCTGGATATGGAGATAAAACAAAAACATACATAAGCGTGGATGCTGCCTCATCTGGTACCCCAACGATTACGGTTATAGATGGTTCTTGGCATCATGTGGCTGGAGTTTATGATGGTACCAATATCGGACTATATCACAACGGGACGTTTGTCACACAATCAGCCTACGGAAATGTTAACTCTGCTGGAAGTAATTTTTATATGGGTGTTGATCCTGGGTACTTACTCACCAGAAACTTTGTGGGGACACTAGACGATGTAGCTATATTTAATAGGGTACTTGGTAGCCAAGAGATATATAACATTTACAACGGTTTCCCGTCTGGAATATCGGCATATAGAAGTTTGCTTGGAGTTGGTTTTTGACATAAAGATTATAAGCAAAAGTTGCAATTTCTAAAACACTTGTTATAATCATTTTAGCAGACAACAGGGCTGCCATTGTTGACGATAAGCAGGTCATCCGCAAGGGTGGCTTTTTTTGTAGCCAACAATATTAATTATTTAAATTTACATTCCGCAAGGAAGTGAAAGGAAAATATGTCATTCTTTAAGGATGAGGAAAAGAAAGAAGATATTAGCAACGTAACTGAAACAAAAATAAAAGTAGGAGAAACGGAGTATTCACAAGAGGAGTTAGATAAATATATTGGATTCGGTAAACAGGCGGAGGAGCTAGAGTCAAGATGGAACACCAAACTTGATAGTCTAATGCCTTCGTATACCAAGACAACGCAGGAATTAAAAGCCGAGAGGGAAGAAAAGGAAAGACTAGTCGCTGAGTTGGAGGCGACTAGGGCTAGAATCCCGGTAAAAGAGGATGATCCAGAAACATTAAGGAAACAAGCAATAGAGGAAGCTAAAAATCTTGGTTTGGTAACTCGCGATGATTTTGACAAATATTATCAAGAGAGACGTGCTGGTGAAAAACTACTGGAAGAGACAACTGCTTTTGTAGAAAAGACAAACTCTGAAGGTAAACCGAAGACAGATGTGGAGTCACTACTTCAATATATGGTCGATAACGGAATCAAAAAACCAAGCGTGGCATACAAGGATATGTTTGAAGTTGAATACGATGAATGGAAAGAAAAACAAATTGCACAACTGAAACCATCCTCTTTCAAAACAACGTCTCCATCGACCGCTGGCGGTAAAGCTCCCGAAGAAGTAAAGGCGACCAATGAAAACCTACGTTCCTTATTAAAGGAACATTTTAGTAGTCTTAATAATTAATAAACAAGAAAGGTGGTGAAAATATAATATGGCAATGATTTTAAGCGACTATTCTGCCGCTCTCAAAGAGATCATTTTACCTTACGTTAGAGACAACTTTCCTAAAGAGAAAATCTTAGTTGACCAGATGCAAAAATCCTCGGATAACTTCATCAATGATGAATTCATTATCCCAGTTCGTACATCTCGTCATGGTGGAGTTGCAAACCTTGCTGATGATGGTAATAATGTTATCACTTCTGGGGGATCAAAATATGGTCGTGGTACAGTTTCCGTAAAAATCGTTACTGGTGCGTTTGACATTAGCCGTTTGGCTATGGATGCGACCAAGACCTCGAAAGGTGCAGTTGAATCTGCCCTTGAAAATCAGGCGAAGACTCTGGCCTCAGACTTTGGTAGACAAGTCAACAGACAAATGTATGGAGATGGTGCTGGTGTAGTGTCAAAGGTTCGTTCATCTGGAGGTTCTGTTTCTGGAACCGAAGCAGCTGTCGAAGCCCCAGACGCAAACACTGACGATGGACGTGCTCAGGATGTATACGGAACAATTAATGGAGACATTAATCCTATGAAGTATATTACCACTGGACAAATTCTAGGAGTTGGTACTGCTGGAGCAATTGATGGTACGGTTTCTAATACAACCGGAACTTCAATCCAATTCACAGGAACACTCTCAATCGCAGCTAATGATTCTATCTTCATTCAGGACGGAAGTGGCGAAGGTGCTGGCACAAGTGAGTTCACTGGTGTTAAGGCCGCTCTCTCTTCTAGCACTGGGACTTCTACCTACGCAGGTTTAGCTCGAAATGTCATCGGATGGACTCCCTCTTTTGGGTCAGCCTCCGAAGCTCTCACTCTTTCCAAGATGGAAGGAAGTTACCTCTCAGCTCGTGAGTATGCAATTGCTGGCGATAGATATATTATCCTCGTCAACAAATCACTGTATCAAAAATATGGTGACATTCTTACTGCAATGAGACGCACAGTTAATGCTACCGATCTTCTCGGTGGATACACTGGGCTCGAATTTGCTGCTGGTGCCGGTAAGGTGGGTGTCTTCCTAGACTACGACTGTCCAGATGGTGCTGTTCTAGTCATTAACCTCGACACTTGGACTTTGTGCCAAGTCGAGCCTATGAACTGGATTTCGGGTGGTGACGGAGAACCTCTACTGAGGTTGCAGAATACAATTAGTTACCAAGCCACTATGCTTTGGTTTGCTAATATGCTCTGTATGGCTCCGGGTGCTAACGGACAAGAGACTCGCAAGACGAAATAAGGGGTTTTTGGTCGGTTTGCCTCTCGACAGGCAATGGGTGGGGAACACATAAACCATTCAACTACCTGACAAACCGACAATTAGGTAAGGAAAGCGAACGGAAGTGCAATTCTTCCGCTTACCTCTATGATTAGTAAAGCTGATTATAAATTCGTACCAGTCAATCCAGACCCAGATTTTGACCCTGAACACAATCGTCAGGTTATTGAATATACGATTAAAAGATCAGAACAGCTACAACGCAAGAAACAGCGGGAGTTCAATGAAAAATTAAAAGAAAGAACCGAGGCCATGTCAACCTATATTGAGTCAGTCAATATAGGTAACACAAATTCCGATGTTAAACGTTATTTTGGACAGGAACAGCTTGCTTATCTTCGCGGATATGATCTTATGGACAAACTTAAAAGAGAAAAACAAATAAATCCTAATGGTCAATTAATGAAACGAATAGACAAGTTCTATGCCAAGACGCAAGGAAAGGTGTAGAAAGCCCGTTGCCAATAAATTGACCTTTAGGGAGATGTGCTATAAAGTAGGCATCACTCCGCTACAGCGGATAAAAATTGTTAGATATATGCGATTAATAAGTAAAAATCAAGAAAGTGAGGTGAAAATATAATATATGGCTATTAAAACATTTTTTCCAACGATGAAAATTGTTGGTGAGAAGATCGCCCCAGAGGAAATTGATCGTTATGAGGTTTATTCCATCGGTATGGCCGGAACCGCATCGACATGGTGGGCTTCAGCAGGAACCGCAGGAACCGCCGCTTCAGTAGCCTGTGTTATCATTAATGCTCTTCCAGACTATCCCCGCAACATTCGCTTTGCTCTTGCTGGATCAGCTACTGGTATGGCAGGAACTCTTGTGGTTAATGGTAAAGACCAGTTTGGTAATGTAATTCAAGAATCTATTGGTTTTGGGTCGGCTGATAATGGAGGAACCCAGTTAGGCACGAAGGTATTTGCTCAGTTTTCAAGCGGAACTCTTAATTATGGGACAGCAGTTGGTAATGGAACTCCCGCAATTGGATTTGTTGCCGCTGGCACAACCTGTTTATTCGGACTACCTGTAAAACTAAATGGTACAACCGATGTTGTTCACATGAGTTTGGTTGCTGGTACTGGTGCTGTTAGTATCAATGGGGGAACGATCGCTAGTTATGTTAATGTTCCTATGAGTGCTGTCTTGGCTCCTAAAGATATCACTGGAACTCAAGTTCTTAATGTGTGGATTAAACCTAGTTACGATGATGAATTGTATCCAGGTGGAACCTATATGAATAACTTGTCACAAGTCGTGTAAATGTAACTGGTTAATCGAGATTAGGAGGGCGTAACTGTCCTCCTTTTCTTGTGTTAAAATATATATATGCAAGAAGTAAAACTATCTGGTTTACACGTCCCCCACGCAATCTTCTTCGATCCTCCAATTTTCAATTATTACCTAGGTCACCAAATGGCCGAGGTGTATAAGGATAAAATATACGACCCATATCTATCTGGTAAAAAAGACCTAACGATTGTTGATGTTGGAGCAAATATAGGAGTTACATCGTACTATTTCTCACACTTTGGAAAGGTGTATTCAGTTGAACCAGCTGCCGAGCATTTCGCAATTTTAGACACGATGATAAAGTTTAACAAACTTGAAGATCGTATTTTCCCTATCAATAAGGCAATTTATATCAGGCATGGAGATTTTGAGTTCCATCACAATAATAATAAGACCATGTTTTCTTTACATGGTGCTGTGGATGACCACAGTTCGCCAATCGAAAAGGTAGAGGCAATAACAATGGAACAATTATTCACCGACAACAAGATAGAGCACTGCGATTTATTAAAACTGGATGTTGAGGGTTCAGAGGTTGAGATATTTTCCAGCGAGAGTTTCCAGAAAGTAGCTCCTAAAATAGACATGATTATTACCGAAGTCCATCAATGGAACGGAAGACACCCTAATCAAATTAAAGACGCTTTAGAAAACGCAGGATTTGATGTCAAAACCATACCAAATGACGCTTCTATCATTGTGGCCACAAAGAAATGACTTGGGAACAAGAACTAAATGATATTTACGATCAAGATCGTTTTTACAGAGAAGTATTCGTTGAGCATGAATACAAACGAGCCAAAAGAGGTTCTCTAAAAACAGTTATCGATGTTGGAGCTTGTGGTGGCGAGTTCTCTTATTGGATGTATCATACGGCAGAAAAAATATACGCAATTGAGCCAGAACCTACATCTTTCAAGGAAATAAACGATTTTGTTACAAAACACAATCTTTACAAAATAATACCCTGCAATCTAGCTCTTAGTGACAAAAATGGATTTGATGACCTTGTTGTTGGTAGTAGGGGATCACATACGTTAGGATATCATCCAACCGCAAATATTAAAGTAAAAACACAAACATTGGCCACATTTATGAAAGAACACAATATTGAACAGGTGGATGTACTTAAAATAGATATTGAGGACGGAGAGTTGCGCGTTTTTGGTTCGGTAGATTTTCCTGAGGTTGCCGATAAGATTAAATTTATCATTGGAGAACACCATGTGGGAGATGAATTCTTAAAAGAAAACGGTTTCAAAATTACCAATCATGAAGGAGAGGCAAATTGGACTGCTGAAAGAATATGATACAACCGCTTCCTGGATATGTGTTAATAAGGCCAATAGAGGATGATGGAAAAACATCCGGTGGATTATATCTACCAGACTCAAGCAAAGATAAACCAATGAAAGGAAAGATAGTTGCCACTTCTGATGTTATATTTTTTCAAGGCGAAATAATGCCGATTGGGGGGATGACGCTTGCAAAAGGATACGCCGATCTAAAGATTGGAATGATTGTCGCATATAAAAAATGGACGAACCAGGAAATTACACACGAAGGAGAAGAATATCTTATAGTTAATTATAATGAATTACTAGCAATAATAGAATGAAAATAGCAAAAAAGATTCTCTTTAATACCAAAGCTCGTCGTAAACTGTTGCGTGGTGTTAATGTTCTGGGGGATGCTGTAGGATCAACTCTTGGCCCCAAAGGGCGCAATGTGGCGGTTAATCAACCCTATGGACCACCTGTTGTCTGGCACGATGGAGTCTCGGTGGCAAAATCAATAAACCTGAAAGATTATTTTGCTGATATGGGTGCTGAGATTTTGAAAGAGGCAGCCGTAAAGACCAACGACAAAGCAGGAGATGGAACGACAACGGCGACCATTCTTGGACAATCAATTATTAAAGAAGGGTTTAAGAATATCGAGGCCGGAATAAACCCCATGACAATCAAAAATGACATCGATAAGGCTCTCGTAAAATGTGTTGAAAGTCTCGATCGTTTAGCTAAAAAAATAACCACAGACGAGGAAATAAAACAGATTGCCACCATCTCGTCAGCTAATGAGAAAATAGGAGAATTGGTTGCTGAATCAATCAAAAAGACAGGAAAGAATGGGGTTATAACGGTGGAGGAGGGGAGTTCGTTTGAAACAACGATTGATTACAAACAGGGAATGGAGATTAATCGAGGCTACTTGTCAAATTATTTCATCACCAACCAAGAAAAGATGGTTGCCGAGATGGATAATCCATACATTCTACTGACTGATAAGAAAATAAACCATAATTTTGACATTGTTCCTTTTATGGAGAAGTTCTTGAAATATACGACCGAGAAAGGAGAACCAACTAAAATTTTAATTATTGCAGGCGAAGTTGTAGAAGAAGCTCTTGCCACTTTAGTCGTTAATAAAATAAAGGGTGTCGTTGATGTTGTTGCAATTCAAGCTCCAGCGTTTAGTAGCCAAAGAATAGAAGAACTAGAAGATATTGCCAGATTAACTAACGGAAAGGTTGTTTTGAACGATAGTGGGCGTGATCTAAAAACTGTGGAGATTGAAGAATTGGGTAGAGTAGAAAAGGTTATTATTGAGCGTGATCGCACCATATTTATAAACGAGGGCAAAAACAAAGAGGCAATTATTCATCGAATGTTTGAACTTGAAGAACAGATTAGTGCCTCACAAACAGACTTTGAAAGAGAAACAAAAAAACAACGTCTTGCTAGGCTTTCGGGGGGGGTAGCCGTTATTAGGGTGGGGGCTAACACCGAAACGGAACTAAAAGAAAAGAAGGAGAGGGTCATCGATGCTATTAATGCTACAAAGGCTGCTATTGAGGATGGGGTTATCGCTGGTGGAGAAATTGCATTATTACAAGTGTCACAAGAAGCCTTTTGGAAAGAAGATGGTAGTGTTGGGGCTAAAATACTCCGAGAAGCCCTTTTAGGGCCATTTAAACGCCTTGTAGATAACGCCGGTTATGACTATGCCGAAGTTTGGGGAAAAATGCAGTCTGTAAAATACCCAATGGGAATAGACGTTATGGATGGGGAATTTAAAGACATGATTAAGGCAGGAATTCTTGACCCAGTTAAGGTTACTAGGTCAGCACTTACGAATGCTGTTTCTGCTGCAACAATGATGCTAACTACGGCTTGTATTATTACTGACGATGTAAAAGATGACTAAACGCTGTTTCTATACAATTGCCGACAATAACAACCTGCCGCATTATGAAAAATTGAAAAAATCTCTGGCTAAATTTTCAGATATTGAATTAAAACTATTCGACCAGAAATTCGTTGAAGAATTTAATGATCCTAAATTCTACTATCGGGCTACACCAATTCTTGCTATGAAATTATTTAATGAAGGATATGATGAGGTTTGCAAGCTCGATGCTGACCAGATTATTACTGGAAATATAGATGATGTTTGGAACGGGGATTTTGATGCTGGGGTAGTGCTTAATAACCCGGAGTTTCCTATAAACTGCTGGGATATTCGCCCGTATTACAATAACGGCCTAATTGTTCTTAAAAGTAAAGAATTTGTCTTACATTGGTTCAAGTTGTGTCAATCTGAACATTTTGATCGCTATCAATTTCGCGAACAGGATTTGATGAATATTCTCGCTTCGGATTATGGAAACTATAAAATAAAATGTTTAGATGGGGAAAAAATATATGGCGAGTCGGCAAAACCATTATGGAAAGATGCTGTCGTTAAAGACGACAAAATCATGATAGGGGATAGGCAGTTGTGTGTAATTCATTTTGGTGGCGGTAATGTTCAAAAAGGAAACTACCGAATAAAATTTACGGAAGATGTGGTTAATAAAATAGACAAGCTAATAAAATGAAAGAAAAAAGAGATTTAAGACTTTTTTGGAGCAGTAACGGAGTACATACAAATTCTGGGTATGGTGTAGAAACTAGAGATTTATTATATCGCTTCTTAAAAGATGGATGGAATACGACCTGCAACTCATTTTGGGGTATTCAGGGATTTCCGGTAACACTACATGGAGAAGATTTAATTGACGATCGTTTCAAGGGACTAACATTAAAATGTTTTCCTGTAATGGATAACCCTTGGGGGTCTGATGCTTTGATAGCTCACGGAGCAACCGCTGGAGCCAATGTTATCTTCACAATGCAAGATGTTTGGACACTTGATCCAAACCACTTGAAACAAATAAAATACTGGGTTCCTTATTGCCCGATAGATAAAGACCCTGTTCCACAGGGAGTGTTGGAAAAATTACAATATGCCTATCGTATTGTTACGTTTTCCAAGTTTGGACAAGATGCTCTCCAAAAAGCGGGGTTCACTTCAACCTTGATTCTTGAAGGAACTGACACTGAGATATTTAAACCATTAAGCAAAGAAAAATGTCGTGCTGAGTTTAATATTCCACAGGATGCGTTTATTTTTGGAATGATCGCAGCCAACAAAGAAAATCCACCCCGCAAAGGTTTTCAGGAGGCTTTAGATTCTTTCAAGATGTTTTATGACAAACACCCCGAAGCCATGCTCCTTATCCACACTCAACAAATGGCCCCAACTGGATTTCCAATCCAACAATACGCACAACAGCTTGGAATTGCTCACAGAGTAATGTTTGTTAATCCATATCAGGCAGTCTGGATGTCTGATTCTCATACAATCAATAAAGAAATAAATACAATGGATGTTTTACTGCACCCATCACAGACAGAGGGTTTTGGATTAACTATTATTGAGGCTCAATCAGCAGGAGTTCCTGCAATCATAAACTCGTGTCATTCTATGCCAGAATTGATTGTAGACGGTAAGACTGGATTTGCTTGTAAAACAGGTACACCGCGTTGGACGAACGACGGATCATATACTTATCCAGCAGATGTTAATTCTTTATACGAACAAATGGAGCGGGTGTATAAGTCTCTAAAGGAAAATCAAAGTAAGGTTAAAAATGATTGTCGAAAACATATTAAAAACAATTTTAATATCGACACATTGTATGAAACGAAATGGAAGCCATTTTTAGAGAAATTACAGACTGAAATTTTGACAGACGATAAAAAATAGGTTATGATTATCCATCAGACGTAATGGGCTGACAAGTTTGCGATAGAAGGCACTCCGAGAAGGGTGCCTTTTTAATAATTAATTAAAAAATGATATATCAGGTAAAAAGGGGAACTATTATTATCCCAACATCAGACACTGTTGTTGTTGGAACAGCACTCGAAGTATTAAATGGACAACTTAGCACTTTGGTTGCTAGTGTGCCAGCATTAGAAGGGACTGGAACCGCTACGATTGTTGGAAAAGATAGCCTTGGGGGATCGGTTTACGCTTCAACCGCAGCAGATGAAAGTACAGTTGCTTCTGTTCATCCGTTCGGAACGCCAACTTTCTTTGACGGGACACTTACCCTAACCGCTACCGCTAACGGTACGCAATCTGCTGTTAGAAATGTTGTCTACAATTTATATTACGGTGTCAAACAAGGATAATGGGAGCGATATTAAATATCAAACCAAAGAATCTTGAAATAATCGAAAACAAACCCAAAAACTCGGTCGTTAATAGAAATGATGTCGATTATCTAGAAAATAAACAAATTAGAGTTGGAGAACCAATGGGCCTTCTGTTATCGATAACTTATCCTATTAATATTAATTTTATAGCTAAAAGACCATGAGTGTAACAGTAACACAAGGCACGCAGACACCAATTTATAGTTTAGACAATGGTGGAACTGAAATACAAGTAATTAAACTAGATATCGGATCGGGAACAACAATTCAGGATTTTGGGGGGACAATAACAGCAGTTGCCAATTTAATCAAAGGAACAGTAACCAAAGTTGAGGGCGGCACTATTGGTAATATTATATCGGGAACAGTCGACACAATTGGCCTTTTGAACGCAAACGCTTTTTCTACAACAGTCACTACCGGAACCACAACCCTAGGAACTATCAAAGCTGGCGTAAATGGCTCAGTTATTTATATAACAGATATTGTAATTTCAGCAGGTTCGGCAACTACTTTAGTTGTTGGTAATGGCGGAACAAACCTCCCTCTTCTGGGAACGTTGTCGTTTGCTCAATATGGTGGAATGGTAGGCAACTTCAGGACTCCAATCTTCGGTTCTTCTGGAAGCGCTATTGTTTATCAGCAATCTGTTGGATGTCCACTATCAATCACTGCTAATGGGTATATAAAATAATGGCGGAATTAATAACGACCTCTCTATACTCTGATCCGAGACTCGTATACTATGCAAGATTTGAAGGAAACTCAAACGACACAAAAGGAACAAATAACGGATCAGACACAGCTATAACCTATGGGACTGCAAATGGCCTGTATGGACAAGGAGCTGGGTTTAATGGAACTTCAAGTAAGATAGTTGTTGGAAATGGAACTGCCTTACAGACAAGCGGAGATTTCAGTGTTTCTGTGTGGGTGAAAGACGCTGCTAATAACTACCCCATTATTTGCGGAAAATATGATGATACCTCAGTTCAGTTTAACGATTGGTTTTTAGGACTAGAAGGAACTACTTTATTTCCATATTTTCAAGGACATAATGCAAGTCCGACTGGGGGAGTTTATACAAAAACGAGTTCGATCGCTTTACCAGCGAGTTCGTGGACTTTGGTTAATGCAGTTTGCATATCAGGATCGATAGTCAATATGTATGTAAATGGCACTCTAGCTAATGGATCAGCCTCGGGAACTAATAATCGAGATGGGGAAACCGTAAATAATTTCCAAATAGGTCAAATTATAAATGGTGGTGCTGGTAATTATTGGAGCGGAGCGATAGATGATTTGGCTATTTTTACCGGAGTTCTTAATAGTGGAGATATAAATACAATTTACTCTAGCGGTAGAGGGTGGATGGGTTTACTAAAATATTGGTAAATATGATAATACAAACAACAAACGATCTAACATTAAACGCCCCACAAACATTTTTAGCATACCCTGAATCAGCAGGAGCGGGAACTTTAAGATGGAAAAATCCTAACGGATTTAGTTCATCGTGGGCTGTACAAGTAGGGGAAACGGGAGAAGAGCAAGCAGAAATCGTCCTGTTAGGGACAGCAACTGTTTCGGGAACAGCGGGAACACTAACGGGAACCCTAAAATATGACCACGCTGCCGATACCCCACTTTATGCTATCAAATACGATCAAATAGTTTTTGAGCGGTCAACGGCAGGAACGGGCGGAACTGCCGCGCCAATGACGAACGGTACAGTTACTATTCAGGCTGATAGACAAGTTACACAATTTGACGACACCTCTGGATCAACATCCTATGCATATCGTACATATCTACGCAACTCAGTTCTAAATGTAACTACGACTGAAAGCGACTGGATAACATCTCAAGGATATAATTATTATTCTCTATCAAGTATTAGGTCAAGAATCAGGAGCAAACTTTGGAATTCGTCATTTATTAAAGATCAAGATATTAACTACTGGATAAATGAATGGTTGGAGAGAATGAGGAACGCTGCTATTGCTGTTAATCAAGACTACGCTCTCGGTACTACTTCAGTTTCGTTTGGCACAGCAGGATTGGGGACTATTACTGCAAGCGACTTCAGGGGGCAAACTAGAAGGGTCTGGGTGACTTACGACGGGGGACAGAACAACTACCAATGTACTAAGACAACCATTCGTGAATGGATACCCGATCAACAATTCTCAACGACGCATCCATATTTTTATATGTATGGAGAAAACGTGATTGGAATTAAACCAGAAGAAAGCGGGGGATCACTTTCAATCATCTATCCGACACTATTTACCCCTCTTAGCAATGATACTGATGAACTGCCAATTTCAATCCGTCCATTTTCAAAGTCATTTGTTGATTATGGCCTAGCACAATCTCTTTACAAAGATCAGAAACCGGGAGAAGCAAAATCAAAGGAAAACGATGCCGAAACGGAATTAGAAAGATTTAAAACAGAGATTGCACCGAGAAACAAAACTGGTCCTACATATATTCAACTCGTTGAACCTATTACTGGCGTATCAGATGGTTTAATAATCTAAAATGCCAACATTACAATGTTACGACTTACCAGAATTACAATTAAGAATTTCCCCTTTTGAAGCGGGAGGAATTTCAACTTGCATTCGCGAAGTCAATGTAGATCATGATCTAATAGGGGCGTTAAAAAAAAGGTCTGGTTATGTTACGTATTTAGGAACGGCTAATGGAAGTCAAGTAAACCAACTTTTTAACTGGACTAGAAATAATGGAACTCAATTTTGGAATTATCGTCTTTCCGGAGGTATTTTGTATTACTCAACACAAGGAACTGGAGAATGGACTGTTTGTGGGGGAGGAACTTTTGCCGGCGCAACACAAATAGGTCATGCGGTACTTGAAGATACAATGATTGTCGGAGATGGAATAAATTACACGAGACACACCACAAATGGCACTTCATTCGGGACAACAACATCGGCACCAATAGCCTCACAGTTTACCGATTTTCAAGGCAGAATCTGGGCAATGGGAACATCCTCAGATACTTTCTATTCAACGACAGGTACGGCTAGTGATTGGACAACAGATTCTAGTTCATTAAGAATTCCTGGACCAGGGAAACTTTTAAGTTTATGGAAGAATTTAGATCGCTTAGTTGCCACAAAGAATGTAGGAGCGATGTTTAAGTATGATGGATATAACTTACTAGACATGACGACCTCACTAGGGCCAACATCAGCACAATCTATTGGAGAAGTGGAAAACTTTAAGTTCTGGTTAAATAATCTTGGTTTCTTTGCTTATGGTGGAAACAGCCCCGAAATAATCTCTAATCCAATTAGAAAACAAATATACAACGATAAAGGAAATGGAATTGTGGGAACTGTATTTCAGAACGCACCGGCTGGAGCTTTCCAATATCATTATTATTGTGCTGTTGGTACCGTAACAGAAGATTTAACTGACGAAACTATAAATAACCTAACTATTCTTTACGATTATCAGCTAAACGAATGGCATAATTATGATACCTTAAACCTACCGACAGCGTTTTGTCAGTATCAGGATATAAACGGAAATCAGCAATTTATTTTTGGGGACAAAAATGGCCAATGTTACCAATTTGAGGGAACATCATTAACTGACAATGGATCGCCAATAAATGCAGTCGTTGAACATGTTATACACTGTAACGCTCCGGAAGTATTAAAGAAATGGAACTATTTATGGCTATTCTTTAATCCTGGGTGTAATGCTAGGGTTCAGGTATGTTTTGCTGATACTTTTATCAAAGGTAAAAAGAAATGGATTGATTTGGGAGATGTCTCAAGTGGATATAAAGAGTTTAGATTACCGGATGAGGCAAGAAGTAGGTTAATGTTTTTAAAAGTAACGGAATCATCAAAAGATACGAGATTTGACTGGTATGGCTATGCTCTTAATTATGATGAAATACAGAGATATTAAATGGTTATAGACAACCTTAATCAATTTTTGAATGCTAAAACCTGTCTCAATAATGAGACAGATAGTACGTCTGGATATCAGGTAGACTCATCCTACGATCGAAACGCCATAACAAATGCTCAAATTAAAAATATAGTCGCTGACAAAATTTTAGCTGGAACCATAACTGTCGCTTTAGGGCTTGGAACTTCCAATATCATCCTAGATGGAGCAAATACGAGAATAATTGTAAATGATGGCACCAATGATCGTATCTTAATTGGTTATCAACAAAATGGATTCTGATGAATTTATTAAATACAGATTGCTCGTCCTTAACCGGATTTACGACTTATTCTTATGGAACTGTTAATAATGGAACTCCTGAAGTAGTAACAAAAGACTCTCGAAGTGCGTGGCACGTTTTTGCTGGCAATGGAACTGGATATAATGGATGTGATATAAGGAAATCTTCTCTTGGACTAATCGGGACAAACGTAATTATCGCTACTTTTAGAGCCGATGTTCACCAGACAGTCGTTGGCTCAAAAACGACAGACAATTACACCGGTGAACCTTATATAGATCAGGTTTATAGCAACAGTGGTACTGTTGGTCTAGGACTAGCAATTAACTGGATGGATGACGGCGTTTATGCATTTTCTGGAATGGATGCCACAGGCAGTTTCGTAAAAATTTCTGACACTACCAGTGGAACTGGTCAGTGGGAAACATGGAAGATAGTAGAGGATTGGACTGTACCGAAATTTGATTTATACAGAAGCCTAAATGGTGGAACTACTTTTACCACCATTGGGACAGGTTTTACAGCGTTTAAAACAGAACCAAGTCCTGATCCAGATCGTATAGATTTTGGTTGTGATTCTATGGGAACTTATTCAGCGGAAGTGTGGTTTGATTCTGCAAGAGTAGATACACAAACACGCGTTCCTGAATCTTTTGGTATTAAAGTATCTAAACAGGGTTATGATGTTAAAAATTATTATGGTGATGATCTTGAATTAATATTAAACACAAACACAAATTCATTAAAAGTATACGCTGTCGGTACTGGGGAGGGTACTGTCGTTCATAATTTTAATTTAATTCCCCCCTTCCTGTCATATCTAGATAATGCACTCGGTGATGAAATTAGGTTAAATTTAGACAGTGCATATTCTGGAACGGGGACTTTTAATAACCCCGCTCCCGCCGGGGGAAATGACCTTTACTATTTTGTTTTTTATAATGGGTAACTGGGGAATAAAAGTAACGAAGACGGGATATGATTTGGGAACCGCTAGTGTGCAGAATCAGTCTTTAAATTCTAGTAAAAATACTTTTAAAATCCTAAAAGAGGGGGTGGCTAGTGGCACTGTTACATCCAGTGGTACGACAGTAAGCGTTTCCGTCAGTGATACGTTTTCTAGTAATACGTTTCCCGCTTTTCTGGGATTTATGAAAATTGGAACTTCAAACGTCTGGTACCCTCCACATATAACCGAAGCGGACAGCGGAAATAGTATCAGAATGGATTTAGTTTTATATCCAGATAAATTACAATTAAGTGCTGTATTATCGGCCTCTAGTGGAACGACTCCAGTGACTGTATATTTTTATGAAATGATAGAGCCATCTGTAAAAATATGAATAACTACGGAATGAAAGTATCACAGGACGGTTACGATATAGGAACTTGTTCTGATTTTAATTTAGTTTTTTCTTCAAAATACGATATTTTGAAGATTGCACAAACTGGTACTGGATCATTCGTCACTGGTGGAACGGCGACAATTAGCCACTCATTAGGGTATTCTCCATCGTATTTATTGTATTTGAGCAACGACGGGACACAATATAGCCTATATCATGGAACTGGTGTTGGTGGTTTGTCTAAAATAAATGGAACAAATTTAATTATTAATAAACCACTAGGCACCACAATAGATTATTATTACCCTAATGGTACTAACGATTACGGTAGAGAAAACTCAGTCGGATATGTCGCAGGTTACACCAAAGTAGGATTTGATGCAGGATTCGGCAGTTCTACAAAGGGAGCCTTTCGTTTCCCCAGTGTTTCGGACACAAGTTCTGTTACCAAAGCTGAACTTGGTTTTTATATTTGGGACAGAACTGGGACAACCGTACAGGTTGTGACTTATGGAATCGACGAAGATGACACTGCCGATTTTTCCAGTAGCCCGTTCGGAAGAACTAAGACAACAAATTCTGTAACTAACTCATGTGATGCTGGCATATCAATCGGCGACCACTGGGTATATGATGTTACAGATATATATCAAGAAATAACAAGTAGGGCTGGGTGGACTAGCGGAAATGCAATGGGTTTCATGCTTGAAGACAATGGTAATAGTGGAACGACATATATTATTGATGACAGTTTGTTTGACGGTCAAAACAATAGCTACTTAAAAATAACCAAAACAGGTACAGCTTCCACGATTTATTACAAATACGTTATATTTTATAATAAACTAGACGGAACCAGGACATTCGGATAAATTGACAGTATTACACAAATGAGATAAACTATATTAGCAAGACGAAATAGCTTGCCAGTTGCGTAATAGAGGACGAACATAATTGTTCGTTTTTTATTACAATAAATATGGCTGAAAAACAATTTGGAGGTTGGTATCAAAATCCCAGTCAGGGAGGAAAAACAATGCGTTGGTGGGGAGGGGATTCGTGGACTACAGGCGAAGACCCCACCGGGGGAAGGGGTATAAACTGGCAACAGTCCCAACCGACTCAAAGTTCTGCCTCAACATCCCAACCAGCTAGTCAATCAACGCCAGATTATACTGCCATTGCAAAACAGCAACTCCAGCTGGCTCAAGAGGCTAATAAGCCAGCGATAGCTTCAATGGAGGCTTCTATCCCTGAGATACAGGCGGCAACACAATCATCGAAAGCTGCGTTGGAGGCATCTAAAGCTCCATTAACCGAAAGATATCAGGCAATTATTGACCAATTAAAGGGGCGGGAACAAAAAGAAACATTAGCACAACAAACTGCTTTATCTCAAGAATACGGTAAACGTGGTGTCCCATTAAGTTCTGGAATGTTCACCCAAGATTTGCTTGGAAAAACACAAAATATCTCCCAATATTATGGAGGATTGCAGAAGGAAACGGAGGCTAGTAGATCGGCTGACCTGCAAGATATAGCAACAAAAATATCACAACTTCCAATAGAAGAAACGGAGAAAATAAGAGCGGTTAGAAATGCCATTGCTCAGTTACAATCTGGTGCTAGCTCAAGTGCTATTACCAATGCTTTAGATTTGTATAAAAATACCATCAGTGAAAATAGACTTCAACAAGCCCAAGCATTAGCTGAAAAACAATACAGTGAAGTTACATTGCCAGAAAGCAAGGCAACTATTGCCAATAAGGGTAAAAGTTCTAGCAGTGATTTGTCTGCCCTGTTGTCAATTTTGGGAGGTGGATTATTACCAGAAAGTCAAACAACCGAAACAGAGCCACAATATTCAACGTCTGAGGGATCGTATTCTAAAGGAGGACAGTGGATATTCACAGGTGGTCAATGGTACAAAGTAGTCGAATAATATGAAAGTATACTCAAAATCTCAAGGAAAACTAATAGATGTTGACGATCAAGTTTCTACGAAACCATTAGCAAATGAATCTACGATAAGTAAAATGGCTGTTGCTGACGTTTTAGCAACAGGAGGAAAAAATCTAAGTACGATTAATACATTAAAAGGACTACTTCCGTCCACTGAAAAGAAAACTGTTGCAGTCGAAGAAAAAAAAGTTACTGGATTGGGCGAATCTGGTTTAAGAACACTGAGTCAAGTTAAAGACTTGTATGAAAAAGATCCAAATGTTTTGACCAAACAGTTAATTCCTGGACAATATGCCTCACGTTCTTTTGATACTGCTTTATATAACACAGTAGATGCTTTACTCCGTTTAAGAACGGGTGCACAGGCAAATCCAGCAGAAATTAGAGGATACATGAAAAAACTTGGTCCAACATTCGGGGATTCACCAGATGTGGTTCAACAAAAACTAAATAATCTTGAGGCGGAATTTGCTTATCAGGCTAATAAAACAGCTCAGGGTATTAAACTTGACATTTCACAAACGCCTAAAAAGGGATTAGCGGAAACATTGTTTCCAGCAACGTCAAAAGCATTCACCGAAGAAGGTATTATAACTGCTAATCCATTTGTGGCTAAATCAGCTCCGATCTCGGAAACGAAAGGAAAATTAGGAGCTTCACTTAAAGCAACAGGTCAAGATTTATTAAGATATTTAGGTCTTGTTGCACCAGCTGGAGGAGAAATCGGTATGGCCGCACAGACGATTAAGAGTATCCCCGGTGTGACTAAGACGATAGGAGAAAAAGGAAGTACCTTGACAATTAAGGGTGCGAGTGCAAATAGGGCAACAAAAGCTGCCGCTTCAAAAGCAAAATTTTCAGGGGATACCCTTATTAAACAAGCGGAGAAATACGCAGAGATTGATCCAACAGCATCTTCTATTGTCAATAAACTTAAACCATCTTTAGCTAATAAAACTTTAACAACCAAACAATTAGTAGATAGAATCGGAGTTTGGAATAAAGCGTACACGGCAGCGGGAAAGGCGGCTAAGTCATCAAAGGCTGGGGTTTATGATATCTTATCAAAAACCGCTAGAGATTTGTTATCCAAGAAAGCCCCTGAAGTATATAAAGCCCAAAGACAACTAGCTGGAGCATTAGGAAGACAAAAAGTATTAGGAAAGATAATTAATCCGATAAGTATAGGAAGTGCTGCGGCCACAACGGCAGCAATAACAGCGTTAAAAAAAATGGGTATTTTATAATATGTCAAGTCCAACACTAAAAGATGTTTACGAGGTAGTCAACAGACTTGAAGACAAGATAGACAAACGTCTTGGGTGTCTGGAAAAAGAAGTGGCGGATAGGGTATCGTCAGTCGAAATGAGAACGGAGAGCCTAGAACTGTGGAAAAGTAACCTAACAGGGAAAATATCTATTATTGGAGCATTGGCGGGAAGTGTGATGGGTGTTATTTTTTCTTTAATAACATCTTTCATATCCAGAAGAATATGAGAATTTTTAAGGACTTGGATTTTTTACAGTGGCTAACTTTTTGGATGATTTGTTGGGCGACATTTCTTGTTACTGTAATCTTTTTTGGACATTATGTGCTAGACTTTTTATGACATTAAAAAAACTTAAAACCTGCTTGGGATTAAGTTTGTCAGTTTGCGAAATACTTTGGGTGGGGGTCGTCTTTGCATTACTAGATTTGATTTTATGAACTACAACCAAAACGATCCTGTATTTAAGAATATCAAATTAGGATTTTCAAATAAATATACCCTCTTTTCTGATGGTTGTTATGTCTTTTGTCTTGCATATATTTTAGGAATTGATGTCATCGAGTGTAATGAAAAACTTAAATCCGCTGGAGCTTTCATGGCCAACTCAGAGGGAGATGTTTGTTTGTTGAATCATACTAAAATACAGTCAGCCTTCCCTGGTAGAATAGTTTCGGTTGCAAAATATGACTCTTATGATAACGATGCTGCCCTTGAAGCCATAGCACAAAACGGAAAGGTTATCGTCAAAGTTGATTTCGATGGAAGTAACTCAACCACAATGGACACACATTTTGTTACCTTTATTGGAAACAAAACTCTTTTTGACTCTCTCGGTGGTAAGGAGAAACCGACTTCAACATATCCCGTTCTCAAAGGATTAAGAGTTATCACTCTCAAAGATGAAGTGCTAGGTGAAATGTATAAAGGATACGATCTTTCTAACTCTGACTCGATGAAAATAGCAGTAGAAAAGTTGTGCGACATCATGGATGGTAAATACATTACCTCCGAAGAACACCAACGAATTATCAACGAGCTTGACTCTAAATCAACCGAGCAAGCTACCCAATATGCAAAAGAAAAACAAATACTTGAAGATAAAATTAAGGCTCTTGATGAAGCATTGCTCAATCTTCAAACGACAGAACATTCATGGCAGGATACGGCTGACACTCTTCAGAGAAAACTTAAAGTGGTTATTGAGTACCTTGCGAGAGAAGATATTGTTATTACAACAGACTCTACTGAGGATGAAATTAAAAGTTCTTTATCTTCGGCTACCCACTCAGAAGAAATCGCTGATCTATATGCTGCGATCAACTCACGCCTTGTATTAGTGGAAATGAGTCCAGAAGGCTTTTTAGAGGCATTAGGTAAGCTGGAAACGCAATACGAAAAGAAGATAGAGTCTCTTAAAAAGAAACAACCAACTCTTTGGGAGTTTATTATCAATAAGTTTTTCAAATGAAAAAGAAAATCGAAGTCCCTACATGGGTGAAACCGTTATGGAGAGCCTTTAGAACCGCTTTTGTTGTGGCCTTGGTGCAAACCATGTCCTTGCAACTTGATTGGAATGAGCCCCAAAATGCTCTTTACATTGCGTTATCCTCCCTAGCTTCAGGAACTCTTGTAGCTCTCGGAAAATACATCAGGGATGAATACTCGGTGAAGTACCCAGTCCTCACCAAACTACCCTTCTAAGGGAAACACTTCTATCTCAACCCTCTCCTCTTTTACGGTGCTTTTGTGCTTGTAGACATGGAGTTCAAAAATCCAGTAGTCATCCTTGTACACTTGTCCTAGTTGAAGCGTGTCTTGGAGTAGTTTAAGTATCGAGTCATTGTCTTGGTGGCGACAAGTGTAAAGATTAACTGTTAAAGATAAAGGTTTCTCCCAGTTTTCTTTTAGCTCCGTTCTCATTGACCAAATAGCCTTTTCCTGCCACACCCGACCATCTCTTTTGAGATACTTACCACCCCATTTATTAATCCCGTATAGATGATTGAGAGCTGGTGGCTTGGGAAATGTAAATTTCACAGCACTGGATATAATTCTGGTTTCCCGTCTACTAAATCAACCCACCCTTGTTCCCAATTTGCGTTTCTGCGATAGTTGTTTTCCACCCTGCACATACAACCTCCCTCAATTGCGTGTTGATTGCCTCTATATTGCCACCTTCCTACTCGTGATATTCGGTGAACGTGAGCTTGAATGATACTCATACCAAACTTTTGCATTAAACCAACTGCCGTAGCCGCTAATCCTGTTCGTGCCATATTAAAATGTCCGCATAAAAATTCATTTTCTAATTCAAAATAATTATCTTGGAATGTAGCATAGTTTGATGGAACGTCAAAGAATTGAATGTCCAGTCTTTCCATGTCCAACTCTCTTTCCATGTGTTCTTCGTATGCTCCGTATATTTCCTCTGCTTTGGTTACATAATAGGTTCTAAGTCTGAATTCGTGGTTGCCAGTTAGATAGACAATATCCCCATCGTGGAATTGCCTTAACGATTCAAAAAGCTTCTTGCCAATAGCAAGTTCGTCATCGCAGGGCATTCCCTGACCTGGAACTGGTTTGAATTTCAAAGAAAGCCTTTCAAAATCAAACATATCGCCGTTGATAATTATCCTATCTGGCTTTGTTTCCTTAACATGATTTATCCAGCGACCAACCAATTCCGTATCTTGGTAGGGGATATGGAAATCCCCAGCTATGCTTGTACGCATTTAGTTTTTTAAATAATAAACCACCCTGTCCGCGTGGTCTATTAGTCCAGTCCTCGTCTTGCCATCTCAGCCTCTATCTGCATGGCCAACACCTCTATCCTAACCCAGTATTCATCCAGTTCAGCATCAGTCATATCTCGAATTGATTTCTCTGGCGGTACTTTCTCTCTCTGTTCAATGATAATGTCTATCTGTTCTTTTTCCATTTATTATAAAATCATCCTT